TTCTGCTTCAGTAAATTGCCCATCTTCAGAAAGAGTCTCGGAAAGATTGTTTACTTCAGTTTGAGTAATCTCACCATCGGCTGAAAGAGCATCAAGGATTAAATCCTCTTCTGCTCCAGTTAAAGCGCCACCATCTGTAAAAGTTTCAATCAAGGCAGTTGCTTCGGCTTCAGTAACTTCACCATCCAACATCAATAAATCAAATATCGCTTCTGCATTAGATTCTGATAATTCGCCATTATCCATAAGATCACTTAATATAGACTCTTGTTCTTCTAAGGAGGTTTCAAGTGAATCATCAAGAGTTAATTCAGGCACTGGAACAGGCTCAAGATCGACTTCTGGTTCTGGCTCAGGAACAGTCTCAAGTTCTGGGATTGGCTGTATCTCTTCTTCAACAGGAACGTCAAGAACGGTTTCAACAGGCGGTTCAACAAGTATTGGTTGAAAATCAGGAACTCCTTCAAAGATTGGCTCTGGTTGAGGCTGAGGAGAAGGTTGAGGTTCTGGAACCACAACAACCTCGGGAATTAAACTAATTGCAAAGTTTAATTCTGCTTCTTTAGTATCTAATATTGATTGAAGAGATGTTTTTGTTGATTCCGCTAAAGTTAAAGTATTAGTAAAAAAGTTTGTGCTACCAATATTGTTTTTGTTGGTTGTATTAGTTGTATTTTGAGCAACAACTGGAGTAAGGCTTGAGTTTAATTGTGCAATGGTTGCATTTGCAGCGTCAACCGCTGCCTGAACTGTTTCTGTATTTGGATCTACATACGGAGTAAATGCTGCACCTTGACTTATTTGTCCAGCAAAACCTGCTCCAACATTAGTATCTGTAATTGGAATAAGTGCACCGTTGGTTGTTTCTCTAACATTAAATCTTGCTTGATCTGGTATAGGTCCTGTTGCAGTAACATCTGCAATCCATGCACCATCATTTGGATTTACATCAGCATTAAATCTTATTTGAACCATCTGCGTAGAAGCGTCTTGTTGTGGGTATGGGCGAAGATCCCAAGCAATATCTAAACTTGTACCAGTTGTTGCATAGGTAATTCCCGTTCCAGTACTCCAAGTTGTCCAGTCCCAACCTGCAATAGAAATTGACGGAGCATTTGGTGTCGTATGGTATGTGCTACCTTCATTTACACCAAATGTAACTGTTGCATTTGATCCTACATAAACATTGTTGTAAAGAGTCCCGCCCATTAATAAATCAAATGGTAGATTCATTCTAACTCCAGCATCATCTACGCCAGCAAGAACATTTGTACTAGTTCCAATGGTGGCTTGCAAATTATTGACTGCTGTTTGGGCGTTATCAATTGCAATGTTTGCTTGTGTTAGTTCGGTTTGAGCAGTGGCTGTTGCAGTGTCTGCTTGAGCCTTAGCAGCAATTAATTCAGTAACTTGTATTTGTGCCGTCGAGGTGTCGATAGCATTGATAGCATTTGTTGCATTTATAACACTTGTTTGTGCATCAACAATAACTAGAGAGTCTTGTTTTATTTGAACAGTCGATGTATCAATTGCAGTGACTATATCTATGGCAGATTGAGCAACATCTACTTTGTCTTGTGCTACTGCAACTAGAACGGTTACGGAATCTACCGCTGCTTGAACCTGAGTCTTTTCAACAACGGCTGCGGCTATAACTGCTGTGGCAGTATCTGTGGCTGCAATAGCCTGCTGTACTTCTGTAGTTGCTGTAGCGAGTGCTGAGTTAACGGCTTGTTGAGCAGGACTTACCACAACTTGTTCTTGATTGTCCTCAGCATAAACCTCTTGAGACATGCCAAATACAAGGAAGAGAGTAACAACTCCTCCACATAAAATAAGTCTTCCAATATTACGTACTACAGATAGTGCTGCGAATGGACGCAGTATTTTCAATTATTCCCCTCGGAATGTTAAAGCCCAACTATATTATAGCGGCTTCCAATTTCTATTTATAATGAACTTGCTTGCAGTGTTCTGTGAGTTAACTGACTCACCCTGTACGCCTTTACCAGGTGATGCCCAAGTAACGATACTTGGATTTGCTTTTGATTTATAACCTAAATTAGTATTAAAACTAAATTCTTGTTTTCTAGTTTTACGATTTGGATTTATAGTTAACGGTTTACGATTTAATTGAGCCATTAATCTAATCCTCCAACAAATCCTGCGGCAGTTCCGCCACTTCCTAGTCCACTATTGTTTGAAGCAGATTCACCTGAATCATTCATTCCTTGTTCTCTGCCAGGTATTGTTCCTTCACGAGGATCTGTACCAGAACTCATTGCACCAATCATGTACGGGTAGTTAGCAAACCAAAATCCTGCGCCCGAATATCCTGACTCACGTTTACGTCCAAATCTACGACGTTGTTTTTCTTCTGTGTTTTCTGCTTTATCAAATTGAGAAGATAGATTACCTGCCATTTGACTTACTCCATATCTTCCATATGTACCACCTGGTCCGCCAAATATTCCTTTGCCAGTACGGTAGTAATCACTGCCTGCCATAGTTAAATACTCCACTAGGATCAAAGACAACAACAGATTGTGAAACTAATTTATTACCAGTCTTTCTAGCATGATGACCACAAAAATATAACTCTCCGCTTGCCAGAGTTGCTCTCACCATTGCCTGAGCCCCACATTGATCGCAGCGGTCAGTAATTTCTATTGATTTGTGCGTCTCTAATATAGTAGGCATAACCCAATTATGCCCTGTTTACCAGGTAATGTATACTCATACCAGGAGGAGTAAAAATGAAACTACTAGAAGTAATTAAAGCGTTTTGGTGCAAACATATTGTTACTGAAAAAAGTTCATGCCCATTTACCGCTAAAACCTATGAAACGTGTGTTGACTGTGGTCAGATGGTTTCAGTAATGACTACCCATTCGTAATGCCGCTTTATTCATACGCATGTGTTAGTTGTGATATTGATTATGAAAAAGAGCGTGGCATCAATGATCCAGAAGGTAAGTACTTCTGTGAACAATGTGGCTACGCTCTAATTCGAGTTTACTCTCCTGTTACAGCCGTCTTTAAAGGTGGCGGTTTTTACAAGACAGATAATCGTTAGTTGTAGTTAGGGTCGTCTAACTTTGCTGCAGGAATTTCTTCCGCAACTGTTGTAACCTCAGCAACACTAGGGACACTTTCAGTAACAGTATTGGTTACAGGAGTAGCCACTGCATTAGAACCACTGCTACCAATAAGAAGACCAGCAAGTGTTCCTGTAATAAAGGTTGCTACGCTACCTAGTACATTAAAGAACATTTTATCGTTTTCAGACTGTCCAGTAATTGGTTGTGTAACAAATATAAGGGCATACATAATTCCAACAGCGGTTATAAATAGAATTGAACCTAATGTAATTCCTAATATAAATTTTAATCTTGCATCTAAATCTTGTGGTGATAATCTTTCTTTAGCCATTTTGTGTTCCTTCTATCTCTTTTTGACTAACCAAGTCTTCTGGACATGCCCCGTTGGCTGTACAGATTGGTGGTTTGCACTCTGCATTTTCCCAATTTGTAGGATCTTGACATGGATATCTGAAATGCCCATCATAGCCACAACTGGAGAGGAGGGCTGCCAAAATCACTGTAAAGAATATCTTTTTTAACATAGACCAATTATCAGTCCTGTTGGATGCCTAGTCTTTCTAAATACTTCTCTTTTTCGCTCATTATGTACTCTTCAATGCGTTTATATTGAATTTGAGTCTGTTCTTCAGTTGCTTTAACTTGTTCTTCAGTCATTTCTCCACTTAGTTCTTTAAAGGTTTGGACAGCAATGTCTAACTGATTTTTAATCAGGGCTGATTTTAATTGAGCCTGATTCCACAGGAATTCGGCATGTTCTTTTTTTCTTTGTTTCTTTTTATCTTGAGTCTTAGACATAGTCAAAGCCTACCATAAGTTTAGATGAGCAGTTTTTGCGTCCTCATGCTCAGGAGGCTCATATTAAGTTGTAGGGAAATACTACTTAATAGTCTTTAGTTTGTACCTCTTAGCCAACTTGTTATACAGGGCTTTTACATCTACAAGAGACTTTTTTAAAGCCGTTACAGAGGCTGTTAAATCGGCAATCTGCTTAGTAGCAGTTGCGGTGGCTGAGTCATAGGCTGCTTTATCAGCGGCACGACCAACCTTTTCTGCTGCAAGTGCTGCCTGGACTGCTGCTAACTCACCTGCAAGATCACGAATAGCAATGTTCTTGCTAACTGATCCAACAGGAGTTGACATGCCAGCAATTGCAGTAGCAACAGTTGCATAAACAATTACAGTAACTTGACCTGCTGCTGGAATTACAACATCAAATGTCTTAGTTCCGTTAGTTGCTGTAACAGTGTCAGTTGTTAAAGTAGTTGCAGAGGCTGTAGACCCATTGCTTACAACAGCATTGATAGATGCTCCACCTTTTAAGTTTCCAAATACATCGTATCCAGTTACCTTTAATGATTGAGTACTTCCAGCCGCTGCTGAATCAGGTGCAGTTAGTGCAATTGCATTAAGAGCACCAGCAGTTCCTTGCACGTAGTACGTAGTTGTATTTCCACGGATAGTTACAGCAACAGATCCTACCGCAGTTGTTTTTGTATAAACAAAAATATCAGCAGTAGTACCAGTTCCTGTACCAATAGAAAGACTTGCAGTTCCAGAGGATGCAGTAACTGGAGCAGTAGAAGTTGCTACGGCTGGTACTAATGTTGCATTTGTAGCAACAGCAGTAACAACTGTGCCTGTATCTAAGCCTGTTACGGCAATTCGTAATGCATCTGCTAAATCAACGCTGTTATCTGCTGGAACAGGAAGTGCTACAGGAGCGGTTGCTGCTGTGCCTCCAGTTGCTGCTGAACCGTTAACGGTCAGAGTTAATGTATTTGCATTTGCTGATGGAACTAAAAGAACTGTGCTTGTCAATGCTGCAGCACTAACAAGTGCGATTTTTTTCAGTGATATCACTTAGTTGTGTCTCCTTAAAATAGGCTCACGATGGAGTCTTTAAATACCTTATCTTCTTACATCTAATAAGACACTGAAGGAGTCGAAATGTTGTTGAAAGTGTTAAAAATAGTAAAAGAACAGTATCTACAATAGACGTTGTTATTTTAATACATGTTTATGTTTATATCAGGAGTAACTTTTATAAAGTGTAATAATCCTACAAAAGTTACTTAAGTTGTTCCTTTTCAATGTATGGACCTGAAGTAAAGGCTGTGAGTTTTGCAGCAATCTCCATAGCCTTCATTGGTTTAGCACCAGCATGCAGAGCACCTAAAGCATATGAAGCCCCAGAACCAACTGCATAGGTTCCATCCATACTTCTCATAACAGCCAAATCTTGATCAATATCAAACAACTCTCCACCAACAGCCATTAAGAATTGAAATCGTAATCCTTCTTTAGATTTATCGTGGTCCTCATTAAAATCATATCCATTTTCAGTTAAACATTTTCTAAGGGAAGGCATAGCCTTTGCAATCATAAAGTGATAGACATCTTTAGAATCTTTGGCAGTTAATTTTGGTGGATTCCAAATGTGTTGAGCAATATCGCAAGGAGAGACCTCTCCAGAACCAGCAATTATAAAATCGCCACGTTCGGTAACTTTTGCCATTTGTGGATGTCGATAGATGCGACCACTCTCATCCGTTACTTGATTATCTGCAAGTAAGATGCAGCGATCTTCGTACTGTACTCCGATGATGGTTGTCATGGGCACCCCTTCAGTAGAAAGCCCCCCAAGAATACCAGATGGTTCTTAGGGGGCCATGGGGGTAAAATGTCCGATTTATAGTAATTTGACCAGTTCTGCCCAAGTCTTGGGGCCAACAATTCCATTTGAGTCCAAATTGTCGTGATTGTCTTGAAATGCAATTACAGCCTTCTTTGTGGCTGGGCCGTAGTCTCCGTCAGCCATTAGACCAAGAGCACGTTGAACAACCTTGACGTTGTTCCCTTTACTTCCAGGTTTAATAGTTCCTGGGAAGGTTGGTGTCTCTGAAACAGGAACGCTTGCTTCAACTTCGTTACCAACGTAGTTAGGGCGACCAAATCCAACAATAGATACCATGACCTTCTTTTTATTAGATATGTAGCCACGAACCTTTTTACAAACTTCGCCACCATTTCGTTGATCACCTTTTGCAGTTCCTGCAGTATTACCCTCAATGCAGGTAACTGTTCCATCTCCATTGTTAGATACAACAATACCTACGTGAGAAATCCTATCTACACCATCTCCTGGAAAATCAAAATAGGCTATGTCTCCTGGTTTTGGAGAGGCATCTTTTGCATCTACCCAGGTGCCCATCTTTCTAAACGCAGTTGCGCCAGCCACAGTTGAGACGGTATTAGGAACCTTTACACCTGCCTGATTTGCACACCACATAACAAATGAGCCACACCAAGGTAGAAAGTCTGCCTTAGTAAATTTGCCATACTTAGTCTCATTATCTTTTGGACCTTCAATTGTGCCAACTTCTTTTTCAGCAACCTCAATAATGGCTGCTGCTGTTCCTTTGTCTGCCATGTGGCTCCTTTCGTAAAAGGCTATTGTCTCAGTGTGATAGGTTTGGCACATGGCAAAAATCGTAGAACTAACAAAAGATGAGATTCGAGTCTGTGCCCAGTTGGGCATGGAACGCTGGTTAATGAAGTGGGGCAGTGAAGATCGCCCTAACTATGCTGAAGGCAAACGCCAAGGTTGGCTAGAGTATGAGTTAAACGCAAACATCAGATCAAATGTTGCAGAGTATGCGGTTGCTAAACTTTACAAAATGCCATGGACAGTTCCTTGGTATACAAATGAAGAGCATAAGAATCGTATAGATCATCCAGATGTTGGACAAAATATTGAGGTTCGTTGTGTTAGAACTAAAGATGCTATCCCTGTATGGAGTAAGGATGTAAATAAGAACGCCATAATTGTTGGCACTAGAATTTACGACCTAGAGTACTTTTCTTCAGTAGAGATATATGGCTGGCTACCAGTATCAGAGTGTCAGAGAGATGAGTGGTGGTCGCAA